CGTACAACCGTGGGCTCAGGTGCTTCGCGCCTCAGTCTGACCTGACCACCACAGCCCAGCAGTGCCATCAGAACACTCCAGAGATGTCGCCGCTGATCTGGAAGCTCACACCACAGGCCACCACGTCACCGACCGTCACCGGCGCCGAAACACTGGTGAGCACTGCGTTGGTGTTCATAGCCTGGCCGTCAACCTTGTTGAAGACAAAGCTGACCGACTGGGTATCAGCGTCATCATCTAGGATGCTGTTCAGCAGGTTGCGAGTATTGATGTCGTCTCGGTCGTAGAGGATCGTGGCGCTGCCGGTGGCACCACGTATACCTGCGGTATAGGTACGTGCAGGATCACCCAGGGATGTTGTTTCTAACGCATCACGGCTGATCTCCAGGCTGTATTCACGGCACTTGGCGATGCGGGCATTGTTGTACCGCAGCTCACCGCTGGTGCCAGTCAATACAGCCATTGCCCTTGTCCTCTCTAGGCCAGTCTAAGCTCGGCTACCAAGGTCACACGAACGCTGGAACGGCCTGGCGCTACGTTCTCGACGGTCGGTGGTTCATCGCTGAAATACCACTTCATGCCGCTTCCGGTGCTGGTATCCGCCACCCACCCCGAGAGCGTTGCGGACAGCCCGCCATAGACCTCGGTGGGCACATCAAGCTCCAGCACACCGCTCTTGGCGGCTTGATAGGCCGCCAGAATCGCGGTGGCATTCGCGTCTGAGATGTTGTCAAAAGACAGCGCCAGCGTCAGCTGTGATGGTTTGCTGCCCCAGAGGCGTTTTGACTTAATGCCGCTTTGGCTTGTGCTGCTGGTTGTCGGCCACGTCGGTGCGGTGATGTTCCGCGAGGATGGCGTGAGACTGGGAAACGCGATGGCCATTACTCTTCGATCTCCCAGTTGGATGCGTTATCAAAGCCAACAGCGATCAACGGGATGTTGTTGTCGTTGGTTGGTGCGTGGATTGCTTCAATCGTAAATCCGCCCTCGGCAACGGGGCTGATCCGTTCGATCTGATAGCTGCCGACCTGCGTGACCGCATTCACCAGGGTAAAGATGATCCCAGTTGGCGTGGCCTTGTTGCCACCATCGCTCACCGTCAGCGTGCTCGGGGCGGGTGGTGTGTCGCTGGTGCCATCCCACGCGAAGATCGAGTAGGTGCCATCGGCAAACGGTTGGCTGGAAACCAGCGTCCCATCAGCGAGCACGGCACCATTGCGCAGTTGGTCGTAGGAGGTGAGGTCCATCGCAACGCGGATGTAGTCACCAGGGCCGATCGATGCCAGCACACCCTCGTGGGTGGTCTCGAATTTCACCAGGTGCGTGGGGATCCGGCGCATCCGGATCAGAAACTTGGCCACATCCAGCGCATGGCCACGGCTGGTCACGTAATCCGACAGGTCCACCGATTCGATCGGATCGGTATCAGAGCCATTTGGCGAGGCTTCACGGACGAGGATTTCACGCTCGGTGGCGAACAATCCTGGGTTGGCCAGGTTGGTAGAGAGTCGTTCTTCTCGGAACCGCACGCTCACCTGGATCGGTTTGCGGTCCTCCGGGGGGAAGAAGTCCACCGAGAACGAGTTCTCCTTGATGTTGCCGGCGTTGAAGATGCCCTTGAAGCTCACCGCACTCGGGGATGCGACGCTACCGGGCCAAGCAGTCTTCAGCCAAAACTTGCCGTCGCTTTCGCCGAAGAACAGCAGATGGGATGCGGCAACATCCGCCGCCCACTGGCGTAGGTTCGTCTTGCCGGTGATTCCCCCGTCAAAGAACAGGTTCCGAGCGGAACACCAGGCACTGGCAACCGCGAAGCTATCGGAGTCGATCTGGCTGGTTGTGATCTGATCACCCTTGCCGTAACGGGTATTGGTGAGCAGGTCTTGCAGGATTTCGGGGAACAGATGGGTGTTGCCGAGGCCGGAGAGCACATAACAGGAAAGCTGGCCGAACTGTTGCCACTCCGAACCGGAGCGCATCGTCAGACCCATCAACGCCAGGTTGTCGTACTCGGGGGTGTCAGCATTCGGGCTGATCTCATTGATGAATACGATCTCGTGCTCAGGGCCGCTGTCGGCGGTGGAGGTGACTTCCTCGTAGACGAAGGATTCCGCCAGCTTGCCCCAGGCATCGAGGTATGAGGCACCATCGGAGTAGCCAAGGCCGATCTCATTGGATGCGCCACGCTGCGCGGAAGGGATCATGAAGACCAATTCGCCATTGGCGGCGCGATCCGCAGCGGGCAGGAAGGGTCCGCTGTCATTGACACCACGGAAGGTCACCGTGACGCCACCGCTGCTGATCGTGCGGGTGGTGCTCAGGTTGCTGTCAATCAGCTCAAGGTCGCCGGTGGCATTGCCGGAGCGGATCTCCCAACCGGTCAAGGGCTCGACCTGAAACTCCCAGCGCTTCTGCGATGGCATCACAAAGCGAAGCGAGTTGAAGATCGGTTGCTGGGAGATGCCACGGATGCCAAAGCACTGCGGCAGTTCGGTGTAGGCACCATCGGTGCCGCCCTCGCGGTAACGGATGCGGAAGAAGCTGAACCGCTCCTCCGAGCTGTTCATGACGCCGCTGTTGAACACATCCACTGCGATCGAGTCACCAGGGCTCAGCAGGTTGCCTTCCTTGTCCTTGCAGGCCTTGCCGTCGATCTCGGGGAAGGTAAGGCTGTCACGGAAGTTGCACAGGCCACTGATCCGAATGCCGAGGGTGCTGCGGATGCCGATCTCGATAATGCGGCATTCACGCAGCGTGGAGAAGTTGGCGATGGCAATCCGAAACAGGTGGCTGTTGCTCGTGGCCGTGTGGAACGGCGGTGTGCTTTTGGCATCCTTGGCGATGTCGGCCGCTGAGATCGTCGTGGCGTTACCGCTGCGTACCACCTGGAAGGTGACATCAATGGCCTGACCCTGGCTGGGTGTCACCGGCTCGTAGTCAGCATCAGAGCTGAAGAACTCGGTGTCGGGTGAGCGATCGGTGCAGACCGCCAGGGCAGTGCCGATCTTGTAAAGCTCGCCGACCTGCAGGGCGTCATCGTAGCTTTTCTGCCGGCCGGCAATCGCTGAGGCGGCGTCACCGCATTTTTCTTCGTACTCGGCGTTAGCGCTGTAGGTGCCGGTGTAGCTGACACTGGTGTTGGTGTAGCTGACATCTCGAAGCGTTGTGCCAGCGTTAGAGGTAACAGATACCTGAACCGTGTGATCAAACGCTATCTGCTTGCCCGTGCTGCTTTGCCACCAGATACCCCACTGGATCACGTAGATACCATCGGTGATGTTGTAAACAAAGTTCCCACCAGATTTGGTATTGATGAGCGTTGTTGCTGCAGTGGTGTCAAAGACAGCCGTGCCGGTGACTGAGTTACCGCTGGAGGTGATCGAGCTGAAGCTCAGCCAGCCATTTACGGTGTCGTTGGGAATGCCGGTTAAGGGGTTGACAATCAGGTTCTTGCCACCGGACCAGGTGATGGCTGAACCTGAGGCCTGAAAGGTTGTCAGCGCATCGGTTGTATTCGTCAGCCGGTAGGTCCAGGTACTGCCTGAAGCGGTGGTAAGGGCACCACGACCGCTGAACTTGGCTTTGATCTTTTCTCGTTGCGCCAAGGCAACGTAGTCCAGGTCGCAGACGACTCGGGCCTTTGCACTGGCGCTACCACCTTTTTTACCAGCTGCTGCGTTGGTATCAACAGTCAGCTGGGCATTGACGCTCGGCCTGAGCTGTGGATTCACGCGGAATCCCAGGCCGTTGCCAATCAAGGAGTAGACACCGAATTGTGTCTGGGTGTTGGGCTTGCGCGTGTGACAGAAGTACGGTGCAGCGGTGCCGGATTCGTTGGGAACTGCGAAAACATCACTGGAGTTGATGACGGTTGGATCGTTGGATGCACCAGCCACGCGGTCCGTCGTAGCAATGCGGCCACCGTTGGCGCGGTAGTACACGCTGAACCGGGCATAGGCATCACCACCCAGCAGGTACGAGCCGAGTGTGTTGTTGCCAATGCCGATGTTTTTAGGGTCAATCGTGAAGCTGTTGTCGCCCTCGCCGATCACGAACAGCGCACGCAGCAGCTGGCCTTTATCGCTTGTGATCAGTTGACTCCAGACCAGTGGCACATTGACGCGCACGCCGCCGTAATACTCCCCACCAATCAGCTCACGCT